TATTACAAATCCAGTCATCACAGCCGCTGACAGCGTAAAACCACCAGCCGTGCCAGTAAATAGCATTCCGTTTGCTCCACCGTCGCCCGCGAATAAGACAAACGGCATACCGCATACCCATAGCGGCACTGGCGCGCTAATCGCCGCAAGCTCTTCGGCGAGGTTGTCGCCAGTTTGCTCTGGCTGTAATAGTTGAAGCAGAGCATGCTCTTTCTGGTGTTTGTCGAGATTGATTAATGCCATCGTTGTTTCCTTAGATGTACCCGTTACAAGCAACCACTTTCGGCGCCTTGTCTCGATAATTACGAAGCGTCATAGCGCTCTTTTTCTCGCCGAACGACTGCGTAAAGCGCGCCTCATATTTCGCCGCCGCGCCAGGATCGTATCCGTCCGAGTCTGGGATCAGGTAGCAAAGCGACACAGCCTCGTCAATCATTCGGTCGTGATGCCGCGCGCTAATCTCTGGCTCGTCGTCGTCATCAACCATGTCGTTTAGAGGAAGGCGATAACAGTGCAGCGTCAGCGTATCGTCTCGCGCAGGAAGTCGATCAAAAACAAGGTGAGTGTCCGTTAGCGTCCAGCCAGTTACATCAACGCCAGGGCTCAATGCTGCTTCGATGCCGATCACGTCAATCACACGGTCATCAAGCGCATAGCGTTTCGTCGCAGTGTCGATGTCTATCTGTGTGACCGCGCTTGAGTCATCGTCGATCAGCAGCGCACGGACGCACGCCTCCCGCTCTGCCTCGTTGATGTTGCGGTCAATGTCCTCGTCTGCCCAAAGCGGAGGCGTCCCGTTGTCGTTCAGACGCTTCCTTGTGAGGGCGCGAAGCTCAGACAGATTCATTCAACTTCTTCCATGCAGAATCAAGCTCTGCGGCAGTGACTGGTCCGCCGATAACCTTGGCCAACTTGCGTCGATCCGGGGTGCCGGCAGCGGTAAAATCCCCCTCTTCCTCCCGCTCAATCATCTGTTTGATGCCGTCCTCGACGATTTCTTCATGAGACTTCCCTTGGCTGTTTTCCGGCGCGGATACAAACTCTTCCGGGTCAGCATCATCAGGCACTGCGCCTGCAGCAAACGCAGCCTGAACCAGCATCTGCGGAACCTCGCCGCCATCTAGCCCGAGAGACATGCAGTGCCCTGATCCGTTTTTCGTGCCGAAACTTATCCGGGCAGCAGTTGGAGACTTCAATCGCATGTTCAAATCCTAGAAATGAAAACAGGGGATTTCTCCCCCGTCTTTGTTGATGCCGATTAGACCTCGTAGGTCGTGGTGGCGTTGCCGAGCTGCGCGTAATGGATGACCACTCGAAGCGCCCCGGTCGTTGGAGTGCCGCCGCCGCTGTTCCACTTGACCGTCAGAGATCCCCCCGTATGCGAGAATCCGGTCGGAACAAGAGGCACGTTCGCGGCCAAAGCCCGGATGTTGCCGTCGTTCAGGTAGCGGTTCTGGCTGGCCGCGTCGCCAACGTCGAGCGTGTCAGTGCTGGTCGAATTCCATGCCTCAGTGGTGTAGGCATGGCTGCCAGACAGGACGACCGCCCCAGGCGGAAGGTCAATAGCCGCCGTGTCAGTTCCGGCCACAAGATCAGCGAACCGAATCTCGACGATCTTGCATGCGGTCTTGTGAACCCCTGCGTTTTTGGTGATTGCCATAGTATTTTCTCCTTGGCCTGATTAGAGGTAGTAGTCGAGACAGATAGTGCCGAAATCCTGCACGGTGTCACCGTCAAGGCGAGACATGAAGCGCGGCTTGATCACGCCGTTGTACTGCGCAATCGTGATAACGTTCTTCGCGTCGTCGTCCGTCTTGCCCTCGTACCATTCGCCGGTATTCCACAAGTCGGCACAGGCCAAAGCTTGCTGGCCGAGGATCAGAGAGCGAGTACCGTCAATCGCGCTTCCTGCGCCCCATTTCGAGCCAGAAGCGGCGCCAGACGTGTTGTAGACGTTGTTCGAGATGTGGAACAGGATTCCATCGACCGTAAAGCCAGCGGCGCCGGTGAATACCGGGTTCTTCATCCCGCGATCCCCTGCGTTGATCAGCGCGTCTCGGAAGTCGGCGTCCTTCTTGTACCGGGCAAACGTCTTCGGATGAACGACGTGGACATAAACGTCCATGCCGTTGACCTTCAGAGGCTTGATCCCCCGCGTGCGCGCTTCTGCGCAAATATCCACAAGGGCGCCGTACTTCGGCACGTAGGTAGAGGCAATCGCGCCAGTGTTGCCGGCGATGATGTTGGTTCCGTCATACGTGAAGTGGCGATTGCTGGTAGGAGATGCAGCAACATCGGCAGCGAATTCGAGCTGAGTCAGCGGGTCTTCTGCGCCAGACGAGCGAGCCGAACCGTCAGTGTTGTAGGCGTAGCTGATATTGCTGGCCGTCAAAAACTTCAGCTCGTCATTGACTTGTACCTGCCAATCGGCAAGGCTGTCCTTGGCTTCGGTGCGGAAGTTGAGCACAGAGCGCTGGTCATCAACGCGGCCCTTGCTGGACACCGATTTGCGGAGTTGGTCGGTATGAATCTCGATCCAGTACGTTTCCAGCGCTTCGCGGCGGCCGTCGATGTCGTTGTCGCCAACAATGCCGGAAGTGCGCATATTGGCTTTCAGGCCAATCATGGCCCGGTCGCCCTTTTCAGTGCGCTTCAGTTCGGTGACGCGCTGAACGATGTTGTTTGCGCCTTCTCCGGTGAATTTTTCCCAAAAGGAATTATCCCGGTAGGCCTTGATTGATTCGCGCACCCACGCGCGCTTAAACTCGGTTTGGCCTGCGCCAAAAGCGGTATATGCCATGATGTTGACCTCGTAAGTTGTCGATTTCTCGTTGGCTTACGGGCCAACAACCGAACACCGATTCCGCTTGGTGATCTAGCTGAGTCGCGTTTTTCGTGTCGCGCAACGGCCTGGATTTCCGCCCTGGCAAGGGCTAGATAATGATGTGTTGCTTTTTTGCTACAAGTGTTTCGTTTGTACCACACAAAACCATGTTATGCAAGCAGTCGCATACGCTCTTTAACGTCCGCTTTCTCATATGCGTCCTGATTGTCGAGAATGCTTTTATCTGCCGGCATTGCGCGATTGCCGACGCCAGCATCACCACGAGCAGGCTGCGCTGCTGCAGACTTTGCTGCCTCGACCAGCGCGAGATTCCGTCGCTCGTCTTTCGTGTTGATTGGTTGATTTTCTTCGCCGCGCGCCTTTGCAATAACACCTGCGGCTTTCACAAGCGCTGCAGAAAGCGACTGCCCGTTGCGAAAATACCAATCACGCAAGGCGATTACCTCAGCGATGGCTTCTGGATCACCATCGCCGCTCACACTGTCCAGCCACGGGTACTTTTCGACAAGCTTTGACGCCTCGGCCTGAGCCTCAGCTTCTTGTTGTTGCGCAGCCTTTTTTGCAGACTCCACTTCCCGGACTCGCTCGCGCTCGGCAATTCTGGCTTCGGCCCTGGCTTCTGCACGCCTGTCGCGCTCTGCCTCGATCTGATCTTCGATTTTGTCGATTTCGTCCTGATCAGAATCAGGATCAAGGCGATAGTCGAACAGCCGCTGCTTCAGTTCGCGCAAATCAACAGCATCAGTCGGCTTCTCTTCCTGTTTCTGCTGACGCAGCGCCTGTAGTTCCGCCTCAAGACGCGCCGCACGCTCTTGCTCTGCCTTCCATTGCGAATGAATCTCGTCAAAGCGGGCGCGAGGGATAACAGGGTCGCGCTTGGTGGCGGGCTTCTCCTCTTCTGGCTTTACTTCTTCATTTTCTGCCTGCTCGTCAGTTTGTTCGTCGTCGTCGGCGGCATCTTGAACAAGCTCCTGATCTTCGTCTTCAGTGCCTTCTAGCAAATCAAGATCTGGCTCTGCGTTAATGTCAAACTCGTCCGTCATGCAAACTCTCCTGTTTCAATGCCTTCGTTCATTCCTACTGATGGATTTGTTGGCGTCAGCGGGTTTGTATTTTCCTGCATCGGCACAGACTCAATACCAGCAGGCATGTTTGGAATTGCTGGCGCGGCGTCAGCGTCTTGGAATCCTGCGCTGGCCAGCATTTGATCAGCGACCGGAGCAATGCTCGGCTGCATAGCAATTTGATTCGCTGCGGAAGTAGCCGAGAACATGCCTTCGACCGATTTATTAACCGCCTCTGCGTCAGTCTTGCGCGTCTGCGCCTGCATTAGAGCCTTCTTAGCTTCTGCTAGCGGGTCTTGCGGAGCTGAAGCATTCTGCATTTGCTCGATAATCTCAGCTTTGTCGCTCAGGTTGCTCTTGCGAACAACCGACGTTTCCGGTATCCCTATGCCGTTTTTCCGCATTTCCATCGCTTGTGTGAATTGCGAGTTCTCGAACGTCACCTGCATCGGCTGCTCTGTTACGACCGTTTCATACTCACCACTTGTCATATCGTTGAGATACAAGCCGCTGGCGGGATCGAACTGATTTATGGTCAGAGCGCTTTCTATTTCCTTTCCAGTTGTCGGGTCTGTGTCAGTGATCCTGAACACCCTCTCGGCTTTGTAATACTTGCCAACGCCGTAATCGAACCAGTCAGCGAGCAGGTTTCGCGTCCTTGCGAGATTGTCGAGAGGAACCGCTAACTGCTGCTGAGCCGCGCTTTGACGCGACTGAATCGCGATTCCTGGCTCGTCTCCTTCTCCGATCCCTCGCATTGCCGGAGGAACAGTTACCTCGCCGATTGAAATTGACGCAATCTCGATCAGCTTATCAATCCCATGCGGCATGGAATTCGACTGAATCTTTAATAGCGGAGGCGTTCCCTGCTTTCTCTCTAAAACGAGCCCGGTCTGCGCCCCGTTTTCTTGTAGCTGCTCGGAGCTCATGTTTGTGAGCTGCCCTTGCTCCATTTGCCAGCCAGAATTTGCGGTAGTGTTGATGATATGCACCGCCTGGCTGACGCCCTTGTCTAGCACTCGCTGAGGGCCAACGGCGTTATCAACCATTCCCCTGGTCTGGCCGCGACGGAAATATGGGAAGTAGGGAACCTTTGTGAATCGGTCATACGGCGACCAATCGTCATGCAGCGTCGTTTCTTTCGTCGAAACGCTCCAGCGGACACGCTTCATGCGTTTTTTTGTGATGACCGCGCCGGCTTGGCGTATCTGCTCAAGCGCCTCGTCAGACTCGTCGCCGTTCAGTTGCCGAATATCGCCACCCGGAAAAATTGCCACGTCAATTACTGAACGAATCCACCTCTGCCGGTCAATAATTCTCAGCCGTCGAGCGCTGCCGAATAGGTATTCGCCACCAGTCGCCGACCCAAAGGCGAATTTCGCACGCGGCTCGCCGCCATCTATATCGCCATGTTCGCCGTAGTCGTCATCGCCGCCAGACAGTCCTGCTGATTCAGCGGCTTTACGCGCCTTCTTACCGTAGTCTCCCTCGATCTCATCAAGCGTAAGCCAACGAAGCCACAGAACGTCGCTCCACGTCTTTGGGTCGTAGCCCTTGGCGTCTGGATCAGGGATAACGTCCATTGGATCATCAACGTTGACGCGAAGCTCTCCGTATTCCGAATCTTCAAAATCCATACGCACGTCGAAATACCCGCGCTGCTGGATCATCCCGTCGCAGAAAACCTCTGTCTCTTTCCAATGCAGCTTGTTATTGTTGGCGATCTGCATCACCACTTTGCTGCGAGAATCCGCAAGCTCTTTCGTCGCTGCGCCAGACCTTGGCCGGAATGAAATATCCATCCGGTTCGAGATTTGATAGCCGAACGCAGAATTTAGCGCGGGCATAATCTGATTGATCTCGTATGCCGGGCGCCTTTGCTCGTCTAGTACCTGCAAGTCTGCTTCAGACCAATGCCCTCCAGGCTTCAGCTTTCCGTCGCCGCCGTACAGCCCGCCTAGGTAATACCCCTCCAGGAACCTTGCTGTCTCGATATAGTCGCGATGCCCGCGCTCCATGCCATACATGAAGCGAGTCCAGTTCTCGGCAGCCACATTGTCGCCGATAGTAATTTCTTCGCTCATGCTGTCCCTATGCCGCC